AATGCGCATCACTAGCGCAGGCAACGTAGGAATTGGGACTACTTCTCCTGACACAAAGCTTGAATTATTGTCTACGGCAGCAAGCTCAGATAGAACAATACCTCATAATGTTTTAACTATAACCGCAGAAAATGCAAACCTTCCATACACTGGGTTTGGTGGAAGTATAATTTTCAAGAATAGAAGTTATTCCTATGGTTTACTTAATTCTGCTAGAATACGTAGTGTAATTGATTCTGATTCTTCTTCTAACAGAGGTGCTGGCCTTGCTTTTGATGTTACTAATTCAAGTCAAACGTATAACACATCTTTGTTTTTAAAATATGATGGCAACGTAGGAATTGGGCAAGACACACCATCAAATTCATTAGACGTATATAGAGCTACAGGCGATGCATCTATAAGAATACAAGCAGAAACAGCAGCTAATTCTACTATATTAAAATTTAGAAACAGTAACGCAGACGCAGATATAACTGTTGATTATACAACAAGTAACCAAGCAAGAATGGTTTTTACCACAGATAATTCTGGTGGTTATGTACCTGTTTTAAGTCTTGAGGCAAATAGGGACACTTTAATGTATGGCAACGTAGGAATTGGGACTACTGCTCCTGCTGAATTGCTTAATGTAAATAAAGAAAATGCAGAAAGTGTTGTTTTAATATCAAGAGGGGGAAATAACGTGAGTACTTCAACTGATATAGGTAAAATTAAATTTTCCGCAGATTATAATGGTAGTATAGTAGAATACGGAAATATAAAAACATATTCAAATAGTCTTTCGGCTGTCAGAGGTTCTATGGATTTTAATGTAAAATCTACTGCTGGAAATATAATAACTGGAATGACTGTTTATGGAACAAGTTCAGGTGTTAATGTTGGAATTGGGACTGATTCTCCTACAAGACAACTTCAAATAAATAATAGTGCTGCAGCAGCAACTTCATTACGATTAACAAATGGAGCAGCAAGTATTTCTACTGGTGGAGACTTTGGTTTATCATCAGGAGGTGACTTAGCAGTTTGGCATAATGATAATTTAGGTATTCTATTTGGCACAAATAATACAGAAAGAATGCGCATTGACAATGCAGGCAACGTAGGTATTGGGACTACTAACCCAGGTCATAAACTTGCTGTTAATGGTACTTTTAAATATGGTTCTGCATTAGAACAAGCAGGAGCAGTATCTGGTAGTGAACCAGAAAATGCACCAGATTTTACACCAGATGCGTACTTAGATATTAAAGTTGACGGAACAGATTATTTAATACCTTTATTTACAAAACAAACCTAATGATAATGCAAAAAGCAACACCTGAGCTTATAGCTGAAATAAAAAAGTCAGGTAAAAAAATAATTAAAATGAGTCTTGAAGATTTTCAATTATCTTTAGGCAGAATATCAACATCAAAACCAAAAACAATAAATAAATAAATTATGGCAACAACATATGATTGGAATTGCAGAACAGTAGACTGTTACCCTACTGACGGAGAATACACAGATGTTGTGTATAACGTGCATTGGATAGTAACAGGAACATCTGATACTTTAGACCCAGAGGGTAACGCTTATACAGCAACAAGTATTGGCACAGAGACAATAAGCACTAGTGATCTTTCTGGGTTTACACCTTTTGCTGATCTTACAAACGCTGATGTAGTCGCTTGGACTAAAGCAGCTATGGGAGCAGAGCAAGTAACTCAATTGGAAACAAATCTTGATAGTCAAATAGCTTTAGAGATTACACCTGTTTCAGTAACACTTACTATTGGTGAGCCTGTACCACCCGCTGAAGGAGAATAAGTAAATAGTTTGTATATTTACGCCCTTGTTTAATTAATAAAATAAAATTCAATGTCGCAAGATAGTAAAATCACACAAGAAGAGTTAGCTAAGGTTACAGAACTTAACTCTAAGATGGTTCAGATTCAAGGAGAAATTGGAGCTGGAGAACTTCGTAAAGCCGATTTAGTAGCAATGTTTGCTAAAGAATCTGAGCAAATGGAAGTTATTAAAAAAGAACTAGAAGAAACATACGGGAAAGTCAATATTGACCTAAAAGATGGTTCGTATGAGTTGATTCCCGAAGAAGAGAAAGAGTAAATTATTTATAATTCATAGCATGGCAAAGATTAGCACGTATAACATAACAGTTCCAACAGCCAACGATGTAATCATAGGCACAGACGTTGAGAACACCAACATAACTAAGAACTTTACGGCTCTTAGTGTCGCTAATCTTTCTGCCGCTTATACTCTTCAAAATGTTTTAACACAAGGGAGTGTTGCAACGTCCAACATGACCTTAACTGGTAATCTTTCGATTACTGGGAACACCACGCTAACAGGGCCCGTTGTTGTTGCAGGTACATTGCGTGTTAACAGCGCGGGCACTCAGCCTGCTGATGGGACTGCCGTTGATCCCTCGGCTCAACCTACGATACCTATTGTAGGTAGTGGTAAGAGTTCGACTAGATACTTATCAGAGCCCGACGCGTGGCTTAAGGTAAATATTGGAGGAACTGAATATGTATTTGCTGGTTATATCCCAGGATAAAATATACTTTAATGGACATTAGAAAATTATCCGTTGGCGCGGACTACAAGTCGGGCGCAATGCATTACATCGTTTCACAAGACATCCTTGGGGGGTCTCATAAAATCCACCTTATTCAACAAGATAAGTCTAGTGGAGACATAAAAATTTGGGTAGAAAGCAATGATGAAGTTATTCTTTGGAAACAATTCAATGCGAATATGCCTTTTTCTATAGAGTATAACATTAATTTTTAAGTAGGCATGTCGCAAGATTTTGATAATTGGGTAGAAGAGTTAGAGGAAAAAGAAGTTTCTGAATCGTGTAGTATTGATGACCCTGAATGTGAAAATTGTGGTTCATGAAGTCTCCACATTCTTTTATTATAAAACCAGTAAAAGGAAGGCGCTATGACAATATTAAGAAAATTGGTGATGTGGATTTCATCACGAGCTCTTCAAAAGAAGACCATAAAGTATCTAATAGATTTGCTGAAGTAATAGAAGTTCCTATTGGTTATAAAGGGGACATTAAGAGTGGTGATGTTCTTTTGGTTCATCATAATGTTTTTAAGTATTACAACGATATGCGGGGCCGAGAAAGGAGTAGTCATAACTTCTGGAAGGACGACATATTCTTTGTCGATTTTAATCAGTTTTTTCTATATCACAATGGTGTCGGATGGAATACCACGGGCAAGTATTGCTTTATAAAACCCTCAGAGACTAAAGACTACTATTTAAATAAGTTTACTGAGGAGGAGCCTCTTGTCGGGACGATACGTTATATTACCAGAAAGCTACAAAATATAGGGCTAAAAGAGGGTGACGAGATAGCCTACACGCCTGATAGTGAATATGAATTTACCGTAGAAGGAGAAAAGCTTTATCGAGTAAATAGTGAAAACATTTGTATATTGCTTTGATGGACATTAATGAAATTAAATTACAGATAATAAAAGCTGGAGAAAAAGCCGTTACTCAGCTAGTTAAGGTTGCTCAAGAAGACATCATCAAGTATGACAAAGATGATGAGCTTGCGCCAGACAGGCTAAAGAATGCCGCGGCAACAAAGAAGCTTGCTATCTTCGATGCCTTTGAGATACTCTCTCGTATTGATGCCGAGCGCCAAGCGTTGGAAGCTCCAGTAAAACAGAATGAATCTAAAGGCGGTTTTGCAGAGAGAAGGGCAAAATAATATATACCAGATTGCGCGAGATGTAATCCCAGGCTCTGTTTTTTCTAGAAAGAACAAGGCCAAGTCTTGGGTCTATGGATATGACGAGAAGTACGATATTGTTGTCATCTCTAGAGACGGTACAATAGGAGAAATCTATAACATAGGAGGTCTATATGTAGCCTTACCATCTCAACCTAAAAAAATATATTCTAGGAGTAAAAAAGTAGCCGATCAATACTGGCATCCTTTTGAATATCCAAAAGAGTTATCTAAGATAAAATCTATATTTTCTTGGAACGATATGCCTGCTAACTTTAAAGATAAGTGGGTGGACTCTATAGAGGCAGAGTTTGATAACAGAGACAATGGTTTCTGGTTTATGAATAATGGTATTCCAACCTATATGACTGGCTCTCATTATATGTATTTGCAGTGGACAAAAATTGATGTAGGCCTTCCGGACTTTAGAGAGGCAAATAGAATATTCTTTATTTTCTGGGAGGCTTGTAAGGCTGATATTCGGTCTTTTGGAATGTGCTACCTAAAGATTAGACGTTCAGGTTTTTCTTTTATGGGTTCATCAGAGACTATAAATATTGCGACAGTGGCAAAAGACGCTAGAGTAGGAATACTCTCTAAGACGGGTGGTGATGCTAAAAAAATGTTTACAGACAAGGTGGTTCCTATTAATAGCAATCTTCCTTTTTTCTTCAAGCCGATTATGGATGGTATGGACAAGCCAAAGACTGAGCTCGCCTATCGTGTACCCGCCTCAAAGATTACTAAAAAGAACATGATCAATGTTGAGAGCGAGGACGTTGAGGGACTAGACACTACCATAGACTGGAGGAATACTTCTGACAACAGCTATGACGGAGAAAAGCTTCAACTCTTAATTCATGATGAGTCTGGTAAGTGATGAAGCCCGATAATATTTTAAATAATTGGAGGGTAACCAAGACTTGTTTGAGGCTAGGGTCTAAGGTTATAGGTAAGTGTATGATGGGCTCTACTTCTAACGCTTTAGACAAGGGGGGTGATAACTTTAAGAAGTTATACTATGACTCTGACCTCACTAAAAGAAATCCTAACGGACAGACCAAGAGCGGTCTATACTCTTTGTTTGTGCCTATGGAGTGGAACTTTGAGGGGTATATTGACAGATACGGGATGCCCGTTCTGTATAGTCCCGATGCCCCCATAAAAGGCATAGACGGAGGAAAGATATCTATGGGTGCTATTGAGTATTGGGAGAATGAGGTTACATCATTAAAGTCTGATGCGGATGCATTAAATGAGTTTTATAGGCAGTTTCCAAGAACGGAGTCTCACGCTTTTCGAGATGAGAGCAAGGCCTCAATATTTAATCTTACAAAGATATATCAGCAGATAGACTATAACGATAGTCTGATTACCGAACATTTTATTACCCGCG